TCAGCGCATCGTCGCAAGCTTGCGGATCAAGTCGTCGCCGTACTGATACGCCGAGAGGTAATCCATCGTGCCGTCCGTCAGGCCCGCGCGCTTTTGCAGCTGCGCGCGGTAGTCCGGCCCCGCAATCTTGCCGTGGAACTCACTTTCCCACTTGCTCGCATTTTCTTTGCCTGCCCAGTACGCCGGGCAGAGCTTACCGGTCACATCGAAATGGCGGATGACGTTGCTCGCGGGAATGTTGTACTTCTTCATCAGCATCTTGGTCAGCTCGATCGCGCTTGCCACGGTCTTAGAACCCGGCGCGTACACGCCGTTCTTGACCGCATCACACAGCTCAATGCTGATGCTGTTGGCGTTCTTGCACTTGCCGTACATCGTCCCGCCGCCGGTCTGCGCGCAGCTCGGATACTTGTTGCCGCCGACCGCCCACGCGATGCGCAGGTCGTCCACGCTCTGTACGATCTCCTTCTCGTCGACGAAGTAGTGCGCGCTCGTCTTCACCACGTTCGATGCGTAGTACTTGGCGTTGTTCATCGCCGTGTCGCCGTCGTTTCCGGTGTAGTGGATCACGATGTATCGGATGCCACTCGCCGCGCGCGTGCCGCCGACGTTCCCCGCGTTCGCGGGATATTTGCGGATATTCACACCGCTCACTCTCCCTTCGCGCTGCCCGCCGCGTTCTGCGTGCCGAAGTAGAAGGCGATGACCATGAGGTACACGGTGTTGAATTCCTGCGTCACCTTCGACTGTACTGTCAGCGCGCAGAAGGTCGCCGTCAGCGCGATCGTCACAAGCGACTTTACGCTCAAAAGGTTCGCAAATCTCTTGTTCAGTAATTCGTTATTCATAGTGTCGTTTCGTCCTTTCTGAAAATCTTGATGCCTGCCACAACGACAAGCTCTGTTGTCCATGCCTTGAACCAGCGTTCCGTCAGCACGTCGGGCGGCGGAACGCCGAGCGCCGTCATGATAAGCGACGCCACGGTGTACCACGTCAGGCTGAAAATGGCGATGGATATGTACCTGTCCCGCTTTTTCATCTTGTCCCAGCGGGCTTTCAGTGCTTTCATGCCGCCGCCCCGCTGTCGAGGATGGAGTGAATTCCCCGCTCGGCCAAAAATTCTTTTTGCTTGTGCTTCACTTCGGCGGCGTAGTCCAGTGCGGCGTGCATGTCCCCGTTACAGTGCGCGTCAGGAATGCGCTGCATCGCCTTCGCCGTCGCCTCACCCAGTGCGATAGCCGCCCAGCTGCCCTCGATGAGCTTGAGCATCAGCTGCTCCTGCATCTTCTGCTGCTCAGCAGCCTTTTCGCGCTCCTTCTTGTCGCGTCGGCGGTCGCGGGCGGCGATGGCCTCGATGAGCGCCACCACCACCGCCGCTGCGGCGGAAATCAACGCCGCCGTCATGCGCTCACCGCCGTGAAATAGTTCCCTACCAACTCGTGTGGCAGATACTGCAAGACGATCTTCCCGCCGGCGGCCTCGCCGGTGCGCTCGCACAGGTATAGCTTAGTGTCTTCGGGGTCTTTGTAATAAAGACCATAGGTGTACTCCATACCACGAGCGGCCGGAATCGGGTCATCCTGCGTGCCCGCGTGGTCGACGTTGATGATCGTCCACATGGCAGGGGTGGAGTGCGGTGGCCAGTTCTCTTGCGTGGTGTGGCCCTGACCTTTGTTGACGCGGTAGACGTGCAGTACGCCGCTTTCGTCCGTATCGCTGCGGCGGTCGCCGGGCTTGACGGTCTCGCCGATGTGATCCGCCCAGCGCGGGAACATCTCAACGGCCTTTGCTGCGTCGCTGTCCGGCAGGCTTTCGCTGGCCTGCTCGATATAGGGCCTCAGCGCGCGTGCGCGCTCAGTGTAGCTTTTTCCACTCATAATAGGAATCGACTCCTTTCAAAATCTTCTTTCGTGCATAAGTGATCAGCTTTGACAACAGATTTAACACCGATGTGGCGCGCCGTGCTGCCGCGTCTTGCAGAGCGCGGAGCAGTCTGCTGTCATTGACTTTACGAATTCTTCGTTGTGCCCATATCGGTTCGTTCCATATTTCCCTATGGCGCAAGTTCCTCTTTTCCATGTTTTCTGGGAACCTCCGTTTCGCATAGGCGTGCTTTGCAGCATCTTTTGCCCGCTGAGGCACGAGGTGTTCGATATCCGGCTGTTGATATATCTCATATAGCATGGGTTCAAGGTCTTCAACACCGCAGAGCATCAAGTCCTCATTATCGTTATATTTTTCGCGGATTCTTTTTACTGCGCGGTGGATTCCATTGCATACGGAAACGTGGCTCTTATCGAGCAATTCGCCGATATCCCGCAGGCTTAACCATTCCCCGTAGTAAAGATATAAGTAAACGGCTTGCGTTTCGGTCAGGGAAGAAAGAATGTCCTCGGCCACTTCTCTTGAAGAAAAATCAATAACGCCCCGAGCTTCTGCGCGCTCTTCGTTGCGCATGGCTCCTTCGATTTCGTTGATCGTTTTCTTTGCGCGCTTTAGAGTTCTCGACACTGTGGTCTTATCCACCCCCGTTGCTTCTGCAATTTCCCGAATCGATTTCCCCTGCAAAAACAAATCAAGCATTTCCTGCTGCCGAGGCGAGCAGGCGGCTTTTCCGCGCTTGAGGCATCGCATCAGGCGGGCTTTTTTGCCTTCGTCATCCGGATCAATGTCAAGGTCCGTCCAACGCACCGTATTCCCGAAAATATCGGCAACAGCACCGTCTTTAGCTTCGCCGCGGCAAGCGTTTTCGGATTCAAGGACGCCTTCCATATAAAGAGCGATCCTGCGCTGCTTGGGGGCCTTCCGCCGCTTGTCCTTCGGCGGTCGGGCAGCCTCCATACGCAGCAGGGCTTCTTCATACATTGCCTCAAGAATGCCATAGCGTTTTTTCTGCTTGGCGAGCTCTTCCGGATCGACGATGTCCTTTAACTGCGATTTGACGAGCTCTTTTCTATCCCATAGCTGCTTGCGCTCCTGATCGGCCTGCTCGTAGGCGGTCATCCTATCACATCCCCGTTAGTCGGCCTCGCCGAGCAGGATCTTCGCCGCCTGCTCGGCGTCTGCCATTTCCGCAATTTTGCTGTCTTTCTGCGCGATCTGCTGCGCCTTTTCCGCAATCAGGGCGTTTTTCTCGGAAAGCTCACTGTCCTTGGCCTCGGATGCCGCCGTCAGCTCGGCAATCTGCGCCTGATAGGGCGTCACATCGCCCCAGTACTGTTTGTCGACCTCGATCGTCACCTCAAAGCTGTCGTAGCACTTGATGTACTGAATATCTTTGACAACGAAGGAATATCCTTCAGGAAGACTGCAGGGAGGATAGTTCGCATCCAGTGTCTTCACAGTGACATGAGACCAGTCGATTTTCTCAATTTCCTCCAAGGTATTTTCTTCAAAGCAGCGTTCGAAGAGGAAACTATACCCCTTATTAAAGTCGACGCGGCGCTCGCCGCTCGTGCGGTGCCCATTCACACTGTAATTGGCACCAAACTGTCCCTGACTTCTCATATTGCACTCCTTTACTGTTTCATCCCGACGATGGGCACGGACTCTTCCAACCGTTCCCATGTCATGTTCATATTCTCGAGCTTTGCCCACGTCATGTTGACTGCCTCAAACCGTTCCCACGTCAGGCCGGCAATGATAAAGCGCAGATGCGCCGGACTGATGAGATTGACGGAATCGGTCAGGCTGCTCAGATCTAACTCAACAAGGTCATCCGTCTCGCCAAGGAATTCCAACGTGAAGCTATAGTCGTCGTTCATGATGACGCGTGCAGCGTAGCCCGTCATCGCTGTGGCCATGTCGCGGACCGTGTCAGCGTTGGTGTTGCCGCCAGCAAGCAGGTGGGCCTTGATCGCATTGCGGCGCGAGGTTTCCGTCGCGTTCGCGGGCGGCGTGATACCGACCTGATACTCCCAGAGCGGCAGGCTCCATGTGGCCGTCTCGATAAAAAACTGTTTTTTGACGTCTTCCACGAGATCTGCCATCTGCTGGGCGGAAAGCCCGAGCGTGTCGAGCAGCGCGGCTGTCTGTGCATTTTTACGATACCGAACAGGTACTTTCTCGCGATTCTCCATGCTCCACCGCCTTAATAGGTCGTTACATCAACAGTGCCGAGCACGGGAATCGTGCCAGAGTTGATGCGCAGCGCCGTCTTTGCTCCATTGACAGTGAATGTGCTGTAATCCGCTACGCCTGCGCACTGCAGAAGGCTTGCGAGAAAACGGCTGTAAGGCACGCTCTGCTCTTCAGCGAATGGCAGAGCTGCCAGCAGTGCGCTGACCGCTGCGGAAAGATCCGCTTTGACCTCGTCGAGACTATGACCATTGACGAGTTTGATCTTGGCAACGATCGGAATCTCAACCTCCGTGACCGAGACCACCGTTACCGTCGCGCCGATTGGGCGCTCTGCCTCAATGTGTTCCGCGCATGCGGTCACGATCGTGTCGTCCAGCGGCTTTTTGTCCGCGCCGGCAATGATGACCTTGACGGTGCCATTGCCGTTCCACAGCGGGATGCAACGGGCGTAGGAGACACCCGTGACCTCCTTTGCCCACATCACGTAGTGGTTGGCGTTGCCGGATGTGATCGGCTCTGTGCGGCGCTCGTGATAGCGTGCCCACAGATCTGCGTCGCTCTCTTCGTCCGCGCCGCCGACGCCGGCGGCCGCGTTGGTCACGCCGTGCACGCCATGGATATTGACCGCCATCTGTGTGACGGTAGCTTCCGGCACATTGTAATCAGCGCCGATATCTTCGGCGACGCAGAGCACGCTGGCAAGCCCGTCAGCAATGGTGACCTCTTCCGTCGTCAGAAAGCGCAGCGCGCTTGGTGTGCACACAACAGTCCCCGCGGGGATCTTCGTGCCGTTCACGCCTGAGAAGGTCACCGTCACCTTTGCTTTTGCGCCCGGTTGCCTGGTCATACCGATCTGCGCAGCGTGCAGATCCAGATACCGCCCGCTCTGGGCCCCCGGGAAGAGAATGTCGATAAAACCATTGAGCGTCTGACCGTATTTCCACATGACGTAGGCAGCCTCGCTCAGCAGGATGTTGGCATAGCTGCCCTCGCGGGCATCCACATCGACGCCGGCATTGATCACGCGCCCGAGCATCTCAGACTTGATGCTTTCCGGCGTCATGCTCTCAAAGGGCGATTTTTCCGTCATTGAGTGTTACCTCCCCGTAAATGGTTTTTGCCTTGAAAGACAGGTGCAGCACCGAGCCCTCAAACTTCACATCGATCTGATGAACGGTTTTGATGTATGGATTGATCTCCAGTGCTTCGCGGATACAGCGGATGGCTTCCGACTGCCTGATATCATCGCCATAGGCCTCACCGATCAGAGATTGCAGATCTTGTCCGTAATTATGGGTAAATACGTCGTGCAGATAGCGCGACGTATTGATCGTGTTCCAGACCCATACCAGCACAGCTTCCGCGCCGGTCACTGTCGCGGGGTTCCCACCGTGCCAGATGGGCTCGTCCTCGGTAAAGTCCCAGCGCACTTCACGCGCCAGCGGAAGCTCGGTGCCCAAATCGGATACCGGCGAGCTGATCAAAGGAAAGATGTTCATTCCAGTGTCACCATCCTCTCAATGAGATAATAGGTCTGGCCGTCATCCGAGCGCATGAGCAGCACCTCGTCGTCGACGTTGAGCACAACCCAGCCGAAAACATGCTCCTCCGGCCGGAGAAACACGAACGGACCGATGGCGCTCTGCGTGACCTGCACCAGCTTCTCAGGCAGCAGCGTTTCGACGCCATTTTCTTCACGGTCCTCGATATTTTCCAAAAAATTGGGATACATGGATTCCGCCACGCGGAGATCCTCTTTCTCAAGGTCGATGCCGTCGGCGCGGATCTTGATCGGATCGAGCGATAATATCCTGCCGATCGTGTAGGTAGGGTGCTGCTCCTTGTTGGCGCGCTGCGAAATATGCTGGTTGATCCCGACATAGGGATCGCGGGCGCTTTCGCTCATGTCAATTCACCTCCGGCAGTGCTGCCGGAAACGACATTCCGGCAGTTGAGTGTCAGCTTGCAGTAGTAATTGTCGCGCTTCCAGGTATGGACATCGGCGTCGATCCAGAAGATCCCCTGCAGGCCGGTCTTGTTCTCCCGCACAACGACCGTCTGGCCGGTGATCAGTGAGAGATCCCCAAGGACGTCGACGGTGACCGTCTGCGTCATGACGCCGTCGTCCAGGAGTTTTTGCGTCTCTTTGTCGATATCGACGTCAGAGGAGGCATTTTCGGTCAGATGGCGCTCCATCATGCCGAAGAGCTTTTGCGCATCATCGGTACCCACGCGGCGCTGAAAGCTGCCGTCGGCGTCGTAGATGGCCACGCTGTTGACTATGTTTGTCGCGTCCTCCACCGTCCTGGCGTCCATCAGGTTAGATTCGGCCTTGAGCACGATGCTGCGCTCGCTGACGTCTCGGACGGCCACCAGAAGGCCTCTCGGCGTGTAGGTGATGGCATATTTGTCCTCGGTCTGCTGTGTGGCCAGTGTCCAGACCGTTTCAAAGATCTTATCCAGTGCGACGCCCGCAAATTTGCGGCTGATCTTCACGCCGGTCGACGGCAGCGACACAATGGGGATCTCATAGTCGGCGCAGACCTGGCGGGTGATACTTTCCGGTGTCGCGTCGCGGAATTTATAGGTGCCGTCGTTGCGCCGGCAGTAGATTCCGCGGTCGAAGCACGTGAAGCTCATGCTCGTCTCTTCGCTGCCGGCGCTTCTGCGAAGCACGACTCCGTCAAAAATCGGATTGCCGGAGTCGTCCGTCATCATCACGGCGTCGCCCATCTGAGGGACGGGCAGGCCGGTCGACTCATCAAAAACGATCTCGGCGACGAGCTGGCGCACCAGCGTCGACTTATCGCCGCTCCAGGACCAGTTGAGCAGGATATCCGTGATGCGGCGGGTCGACTGGTCATGTGTCAAATAGATCTCCATCAGCCGCCTCCCAGAAGAATATCCTTCGGCGGCAGCTTGATCGTCTGCCCGACGTAGATCAGGTGCGGATTGCTGATGCCGTTATATTTGGCAAGGGCGTTGTAGTAGCTCGCCGTGCCGTCGCCGTAGGTGCGCCGGCAGAGCATGCTGAGCGTGTCTCCGGAGACGACGCGGTGATAGGTGATGTCCTTTGCGGCGTCGCTCTTGCGGCCGCTGTTGCCGGTATAGCGCGTCGTGTTGAGCGTTGCGACCTCCTGGGCTTCCAGATCCACGTACTCGCGCAGTGCGATCGTGCAGTAGACGTCGCCCGTGCCGTCCTGCTCCTTTTCGGTCACGCTCTCGATGTACACAAGCGCATTGATATCGCTTTCTGTCACAATGTATCGCACGGGGATCTTTTCAGCCGCCCAGTAGCGCAGCGGCTCCAGATAATAACCGGGGTCAAGGATCGTCCCAGGCTGATTAAACGGATAGTCCTGAGAGGGCAGCAGACATTCGATCGTGCCGCTGTGTCGGCTGCGATTGCCGGGAAGGTACACGTCGCCGAGCTGCGAAATATTGATGGTCTCAATGTTTTTGCCGGTCGTCCACGCGTAGGAGGCCGGCGTGATCGGCAGCGTCAGCACGTCACCGCTTGCGATAAAGCAAAATTGCATGGCTTTACCCCCTCATATTGGCTGCTTCCAGCTTGCTCAGCAGCGCCTGCGCCACGCGATCGATGTCGGCGTCCTCACGCACCGTCATGCCGTTGATGACGATCTGGATGCTGCCGACGCCGGTTTTCTCCTGCCTGGCCTCACCGGCCGTCAGGACCTTTTCACCCTCATGCAGCAGGGCGGGGAAGTTATCGTAAGGAACATAGTCAATGCCCATGGCGCGCTGGTGGCCGGAACGGTGCTTCGTGTAACCGGAATTGAAATTGTTCACCGCATCCGCCCAGGCAGAATCCGTTGTCGCCGCGGCGCGGCCCTTGGAGAATTCCTGACCAAGCGTATAACCGGCATCCCAGTAAGAATTGTTGAGCGCCGTATCGTCGCGCACAGACTCGATCAGGCTCAGCTCCTGCGCAAGTTCCTCGTCCTTACCTTCGTTGGCGTTATATTCGTTCATGCCGTCAATTTTTGCCTTCATCAGGATACGGCCCATCTCGGCGGCGTCGCCTTCGGCTTCGGCGGTTTTGTACTCTTCGCTGCCCATGGCGTCGTTCATCGCGTCGCGGATGTACTGTTCTTTGGCATTTTCCAGCGAGGCCTTCCAGGCACCGATTGCGGTGTAGGCCTCCTGCATTTCCTGACCGCTGTCACCGGCGAGCCATTCCTTCTGCGCCTCAAGGCCCTGCATGCGCGTCTGGTTGTAACCTTCGCCCATGGCGTTGTCGAGCTCCTGCTGCAGGCCCTCAATGGTGGATGTGATGCCGCTGAAGGTCTTGGACTGCGCCTCCATTGACCCTGCAAAGCTGTCCGAGAGCGCGTCCAGAATGATCCTGGCAGCGTCCTGTCCGGCAACTTCGCCCTTGGAGATCATGCTGTACATCGTGCCCTGATCCACGCCGTATGCGTCAGAGAGCATCCCGACCGCGCCGATACCGCGGTCATTGAGGATGTTGAGGTATTCGAGCGTCGTCTTGTTGCTGCTCTTCATGCGGCCGATGGCCGTGGCCACGGCGGTCATATCGTTCGTAGACTGGCCGAGCGCCGCGCCCGCGTCGCCGATGGTCTGCAAGACCGGCAGGATGCTGTCTGCATCGTAGCCGTAGGTCGCGAGCGTCTTGCTCATGCTTGTCAGGTCGTCATAAAGAAACGGCGTCGAGTTGGCCATGCCGACAAGGTTTGTGAGATAGCTGTCCGCGGTCTCTTTGCTGCCGAACAGCGTCGCGAAGGAGATTTTGTCGGTCTCGCGCCCCGCGGCGATCGAGCTGCCGCTCGTCAGCGACTCGCTCTGCGCGTCCAGCTGCTCCTGCACAGCGTCCTGCACGTAAGACTTGAAGGAGGAATCCTGCGATTCATATCGTTGTGCACTTCCCGATATTGCTCCGGTAATGCCGCCTACTGTGGCACCTGCCAGCACGCCGAGCGGCCCGAATGCTGACCCGGTTATTGCGCCGGAGAGCACAGAGGAGATCATGCTGGATGCAAGGGTACCGGAATCGCTTCCCAAAGCACTGCCGATTTTTGTGTTTAGAGATCCTTGTACTGCGCCGCCAATCATCTGCGCTGCCTGCATAGTGACGAGTGCGTTTGTGATTGACTTGAAGCCGCCGCCTATGCCGCCCGAGCTGTTCATCGACTTGTTGGCCTTCGTGTCAAGGTTTTCGATCTCCTTGCGGGCCTTTTCGGCTTCTTTGCTGACGGAACGGAACTGATAGGATAAATTATCGAAGTTCGCCTGTGCGGCCTCCATCTTGAGGCCATCCATGGCATCCTGCGTCTCATTGAATTTTTTCTTTGCTTCGGTCAGCTCTTTTTTTGCTTTATCGAAGTTCGCATTGAGCGTAGCTTTCTCTTTACTGAGAGAATGCGCTTTGTCCTGAAGTTCACGGAGCTTACTGCCGAGATCGGCGGCGTTCTTCGCAATCGTCTTCATCCCCTCAGAAGACTTGTCTTGCGTCTTGATTACGATTGAGGTTTCTGGCAATTCTTTCACCGCCTTATCATTGACTTTGTCGCGAAAATGCATATAATGAAAGCAAGGAGCGTGATACCTATGACGAAGACATCTATCATCACAATAGCAGTCTCACTTCTGATTGCGGTATTGCTTCCATTTTTCATTTAGAGTTTCAGCCGCCCGAATGGGCGGCTTTATTTTTTACCCCGCGTGACCTTGATGGCTTTGCCGCGCGGCGTGGGGCGGCTGCGTGCAGCAGCCTCATAGGAGGACAGCGCCCAGATGAGGTCCTTTTCTCCCTGCGGGCGGTTGTAGTAGTCGCCCGGCAGGATGCCGTGCACGTGAAAAAGGTAGTAGGCAAGCCCCAGCTCCGGATCGCTGCCCTCCGTCAGGCGTTTTTTACCTTTTCGATGGTCGCGCGGCGATAGCCGCTCAGACGTTCAACCTCGCGGCTCAGATCGGCGATTTCGCCGGGCAGCAGCATCGCCTTGAGCGTCTCCGCCGGCGTGATCCCGCCAAATTTGTGCTGCAGCGGCGTGCTCTTCAGGTCGGGGTCGATGCAGCCTGCCAGCAGGATCTGAAGCTCGGCGTCCTGATCGAGACGGCTTATGTCCTGCACACGCCCGTAGGGCAGAGCCTGGAGCGTGAAGATGACCGGCGCGCCGGCTGCCTCGCTCAGGCGCGGGACCTCAAACTTGGCCGTCGGCAGGTTCTTCGCCACATTGATGACCTTTTCGCCCAGCAGCAGATCCAGCACAGACGGCTGCTCTGCGGCGGCGTTCTGATTGACGATGGTATTTTCCATAATTCCCTCCAAATTTGACTATGCGCAGCGCCGCCGGTCTCCCGACGGTGCTGCGCAATATTTTCAGGTGTCCAGCATCTGATAGTCGTTGAATGTGAACGGGGACTCGATCTGCCCGAGCTTGGCGGCCTCCCAGTCCGCAAGCGTCAGGTCGTCAAAGCTGACGCCCATGAGCGCGATGCGCTGGTTGTTCGGGTTATCGGGGTCGTCCAGATTGCTGATGATCGTGTGGCGCAGGTCCTTGCCGGTCTTGAGCGCCTCGCCCTCCAGCTCAATGAGGCGGGAAGTCGCGTTATAGATGCGGATGGAGCCGGTGCCCTTGGTGGATACGAGCTTGCTGTCCTCCATCATGGCGCGGCAACGGGGAACGCTCTCCTTGGTCTTGCTGATCTTAGCCTGGCAGCCGTAGCACTCGGCGACCTGTTCACCGTCGATCCACAGGCTGCCCCATGTGCCGCTGCGTACCAGCGTGGTGTCAATAGCTTCACTCATGTGTGTTTCCTCCTATCAGGCTGCAATGACGCTCGGAGAGACCTCGAAAACGATGGCGAAGTCTTCCATGGCGTCCATGATGTTACCGTAGAGCTTCAAAAACACCTTGCTGCCGGTGTTCTCCTTGATGACCTCATTGTCGCTGAGCTTTTTGATGCGCTCTGCCTCGGTGGCATCGTCGCCGGCGGCGGTGATGAGATACTTGCGCGTCGCGTCGGCGTCGAGCACCGCGCCGGACGAGCCGCTCTCCAGCACCTTGGAGTCCTCCAGACTCTTGAGGTAGTCCTGCATCGCCAGCAGCAGGACACACTTGTCATCGTAGGTGTTGGCGCACTTGCCGAAGTAGTCGTCCTCGACGCTCGAGACGGCGTAGTAGCGGATCAGGTCGATGGCCGCGGTCATCTTGATCTTCTTGAGCGCCTCGGGTTCCGTGTCGCCAATCGTGACCTTGCTGGTCACGGCGCGGCTCAGCTTGCGCACGCGGCCGTCGTCGATGATGAAGAGCTTGCCGGCGTCGACCGCTGCGTCGGGGTTCTCGGTCGCCGTCACGCCGGTCACCTCGCTCAGCTGCGCATAGGTCGCGCTGCACTGCGCGGGCGTACCAGCCAGCATACCCGCGATGCGCGAGCAGTAAGCCGCGGCAGAGAAAGCCGTCTTGCTGCCGGCGGTGATACCGGCAGACACAAAGTTGATAACGCCTTCATAATCCGCCGCAGTGTTGGGCAGCACCGCCTTGCCGATATAGCGCAGCTTGCGGCGCTCCTTGACGAGCGCGGCAAGCGCCGTGGCGTCTTCAGCAGAGATGTCGGACGGGCCCGCGATGTAGTCATAGGTGTAGGCCGCCAGTGCACTGAAGCCTGCCGCGATCGTTCCGGCCGCCGGCACAACGGAGACGTACACAGCGCTCGGGCGGTTGATGTAGCCCATCAGGGTACGCTTGATGTATGCGATATTGTCCGCGCCGAGCGTCGTCGGGATATCGCTCTCCTGGCAAACGACGTGTACGCCGTTCGCTTTGGCGTCGCGCAGGATCAGCGCGACAGCGCCGCGGGAAATGCGGGTGGATACCGTCTCCGCGGCTTTTTTCAGGGTAAAAGTGAGTTCAGGCAGTCCCATACTCATTCGCTCCTTTGATAAATTTCTCCGCCGTTTACCTGCACGGAGATCTGGTAAGAGTCCGCCGTCGGGATCTCCGGTGCGGTCTCTTCATTGCTTTCCATAAATTCAAAATTCAGCAGAATAGCGGCTCTGTCAACGTCCCGCGGCATGCTCTGCAGCTGCGGCAGCAGCCTGCGCGCCCCCACGTGCAGGACCTGCATCATAAGCTTCAGGCACGCCGATACATCGTTGTTAAGCCTTGCCCAGCTGATGTCATAGTGCTCATCGGCCTCATCGTGCAGTGTAAGCCGGATCTGTACATTCCGCTTCGTCATGCGCTGCGTGACCGGCGTGCGGTCGTCGCGCGTGACCTCGAGCCAGAAGGAAGGGCGTTCATAGTCCTCCGGGCAGACGTTGATATAGACGGTGCGCTCAGGCCACTTTTCCAGCAGACGCGCATTGACGGCGTCCAGAATCTCCGTGCTGTTCATCCTTTCCCCTCCAAGTAGGCCATGGCCTTCTTCTCGATTTCTTGCGCACCTCTTTCGGCGATCTGCGGCAGCTCAGCGGCTGTCTTGCGGTACATATACTTTCCTTTTACACGATTAGCCTTGAGTTTCTTGCCCATTGCCGGAACATACCGACCTGGCGTTTGCACGTGTCCGCCTTCCAGTGCGTTGGTTACATATCCGGGAGCATAACCTCTTAGTTCGGTTTTTGCCTTGGCGCGGACGGCTGCATAGCCTCTGCCGGAACCGACATGCCGATCCTGCACATTCGCCACATAGCCCTGACCGCCGATGCGGCGGCGCACCGTGGAGAGCATCTCTCGTCCGGCCTCCTCGAAGAACTCGCTGCGCGCCTTCTTCATGGCCTCCGGATAGCCCTCCAGCTTTTTCTGGATCTCTTTCAGCCCGCTGATCTCAACGCTCTGCATTATGCCTCCCAGCTGCGCTCGATCGCGTACTCGTTCTTGTATGGGTCAAGGTCGAGCACCTGACGCACGGTGTATGGCGTTTCGTTCCCCTTCTGCACCAGATCTCCGGCACGCAGCACAATGACCTTCGGAGTCACCAGCACGCGCTGCTGCACCTCCGCGCGGTAGACGTCGTCCGCTTCATTGCGGAAGTATTTCTCCGTCAGGATGCCGGGGAATGTGAAGCTCGGAACGCTCACGGCGACCGGACGATTATAGGTGTCGCGTCCCGTCCGGTCCTGCGGCCGCGCTGTCAGTGTCACGCTCTCACACACCGCCGCCTGAAGTGCCTGTCGGTCACGCCGCTCGGAAAGCTCAATTGACGTCAGAAACAGGAATTTGCCGTTCCAGCGCATGGCTTCGTGCAGTGTGAGCCTGCTGTCCGGGCGAATGGTGATCTTAGCACCGCGCGCTCTTGTACCGGCCGCCGAAAACAGATTATCGTGGATATCTGTCTCCACATACGCTGGGCAAGTCTTGCGGATCGTCCAGGCGTAAGCAGTGCTATCTTCGTCGTGCATGAGCTGAAGAATATCGACCTTCTGGTCGAGGAGCGACGAAAGATTAGTGTTCGTTCCGTATCGCATCTGACTATTCCTCCGCGCTTGGGAGCAGGTTCACGCTGTGCATGTCGAGGATCTGCATGACAGTCGGATTGCGGCCGGTGTACTGCATCGTGACCTGGCGGTTGTCGATCATCTCAGCTGCAACCGTCTTTATGGCATACCCCAGCTCGGCGGCCACTTCATAACCGGTGCCCTGCTTCTGCGCCGCGGTCTCATCAAGCTTGATGCCCGTATAGCGCTTTACAAAGCCGATGGCCGCGGACAGCGCCGACCGGCACAGGTCGCGGTCACTCGCCGGCAAGTCTACATATTCATCCTTATCCAGACACAGTCTTGCAAATACAGCGGTCTCTTCCGCCGTGACATTAGGAATGCACAGCATCGCGCCCTCCTTAAGTATCCGAACCAGCGCTCTCGGCTTCGAGGATCGCATTGATGATGTCCGCCTTGTTCCAGTTGGACTTTACATCAACGCCCAGCTCCTCCGCCTTCTGGCTCAGCACATCCTTGGTCAGGCTCTCAAGCTCCTCCTGTCTGTCGGGCGGATCAGCCTGACCGCCGGCTTCCTTCTCCGGCTCAAGGTATCCGTCTGCGACAAGAGGGGCGGCGATGTCATCGCTGACATCGCGCACCTCGCCGCGGCCCATGGTGATCTCGCCGGCAAAGCTGACCGTTGCTTTATACTTCATGAACACCTGCTCCTTTCTCAGCCGCCGGCCTTCATTGCCAGCGCCGCGACCATCTGGTCGTTCTCGATCTTGGCATCCATCTCGAGCCAGCAGATCACGCCGATCGCGTGCTCGTCTGCGAACTTCTCACGCAGGACCTGCACAGAGGGGTTCTCCGTTACCTTGACGGCGAGGCCCTTCGGGTCGAGATAGAAAACCGGCTTCTTGCCGGCAGCGATCTCCGGCATATTCTTGGAGGTGTAGACGGGCTTACCGAGCAGCGTATAGCCCCACTTAGAGGTAAAGTCCTTCTGCAGAAGGTAATTGCCATCGCCGTCCTTGAGCTTGCGGATCGCGCTGCGGGTCTTGCGCGTCATCAGCCAAATGCAGCCATCCTGCAGCTTATCGGGAACGCTGTCCTGCAGGTCGATCAGCTCGTCGGAGGTGATCGCGGTAGACGCGGCGGTCGTGACAGCCGCAGATGCCGAGGAAAGGCCCTCGATCTTGCTCGCAGTGCCGTTGATCAGCTCGTTCTCGATCCAGTCCGCAGCGGCCTCTGCCATCTTGCGGATAACAAAGGAAACAATGTCGAACTTGGAGTTGTTGACGAGGGAGATGGACACCTTGGACAGCGCACCGGCGAGGAAGCCAGACAGGGAGATGCTGGTGGTCTTGCCGGCGGTGCTCGTCAGCGCAGAGAACTCGGTAGCATAGGCCATCGTGATCTTCTGCGTGCTTTCGTCATACTTGGGGATGTTGAGCGTGCCGCCGACATTGTAACGGGTCGCCATGGAAAACAGCGGGGAGATCTCGATGACCTTCTCGATGATCTTATTGGCGATGCTCGTGGGAATCACGGCGCCGTTGTCGCCGGTGGTCATGTTGACCGCCGCACGGGTCTCCACATCGGGCGCAATGCCGCGGATATAGCACTCAAATGCGCGGGTCTCCACTTCCTCCTGAGAACGCTGCTCCGTGCCGCCGGCAGGCTTGTCGACCTTCTTCTGAGAAGCTTCCACGACGCCCGCGGCCCCGAGGGTATCCTCGATGGAACGCAGTTCCTGCATGATGGAAGCATACTCGCCCTGCTCGGCCTCGTTGAACGAGCGGGTCTCGGTCTGGCAGGTCTGCACCATGCCTTCCAGCTTGGTGATCAGCTCCGTCTGGCGCTCTTTATACTTCTTGACGTTGATAGGGATCATTCTCTCATTCTCCTTTTCATCTTGTAGATTTCTACGGTTTTAGAGGCGACGAACATCATGGATTCGTCACTTCCGGTGATGGTGTGGGTCTCTTCTTCGACCTTGCGCTCGGTCTGTCTGGCGTAATCGACGCCCTCATCGCCGACCATTACGTCGACGCGGTACTCCACGAGGATCTCATCCTCACCGCGTGTTTCGATGCTCGTGGCAATGTACGCGGGCGTCTTATCGAGAATGGAGACCTCTCGCAATTCGAGCTCATGGAGCGTGCGGTGGCGCATACCGTTGTCATCCGTGCTCCAGCTATCCTGCTTCTTGACGAAGCCAAAGGACCAGCCGCGCAGCTCCTGCTTCTCGGCCGCCGCAACAACTGCCGGATCTGTGACCGACGGCGCAACCGCGCGCAGACCAATGTTGTCCTCGCGCAGCTCAACGGACTTGTCCTCTGTGGAGCCGAGGATCGTCCTGTGATTGAATCGCAGTTCGATCGGGCCTCCGGCCGCAATGGCTTTGGCAAAAGCGCCCGCCGCGATCTTTTCGATATACGGGCCGCTGCGGTCATGCAGTACGCGCGATTCGCGCTCGACGACATTGACATAGCCGCTTACGCACACGCTCTTTTTTCCTGCTTTGTCAGCTCTGATTTCTACCTGCAAATTGCTTCCCTCCTTTCTCGATACTGGCCCATTCCTTGGTGTTCGGTGTATAGATCATCTTGGTATCGGGATCGTAGATCACGGTATCCAAGCCAAGGCGGATAAATTTGAGCCCCAGCGGATTGCGGCCTTCGTCATAGCGCACCTCGTCGAGCTGCAGCCAGCCGTTTCGGACGGCGATCTCGTAGGCCTGATAGCGCGCGAGCATATCCGTTCCATCGAGGGCGTCCATGTCGATCTCAAAGGCAAGCGCGTCCTTCTCGTTCTCCAGCAGGCAGAAACGATTGAGCGCCGTCTGCAGCGCTATCACGACTGGCTTGATCGCGAAGCGCACGGTGTTCTTCAGATCTTCAGCCGACGCGCCGCCCTCAAAGATAGACGGCGCGATGCCGAAGAGGTGATAGATCTCACGAGCGTTGGTGTTTTTGTTCTCGTTGAGCTGACTGTCCACCGCCGTCTGGCCGGCATCTTGAAACTCAATGCCGTCGTTGAGCACGGCGACGGTCTCATCGCTGTCGCTGCTGTAGAGCATCCTCCAGCCCTTCCGCAGCTCGTCAATGGCGCTTTGTGTCAGCTTTTTCCCAGCAGTCGCTTTGAGGAAGCCTTTTTTTGCGCCAGTGCGAACCATGCGGTTTTCATATTTCAAAGCGTTGAGCATCAGCTCCAACTGCATCGAATTTTCAGTGACAAGGCCTGTGCCAGTCGCTCCGTCCCTTGTATTGCGCAGCAGCCGAAGGATCTCATACTCGTCGTACCGACCACCACCAATCAGAAAATGTGCAGACTTGAAGATCGGATCTGTGCCGACCTCAATGCCGACCTGGTTTGGATCAACATAGTACAGGCCGGTAATCCGATTTTTGACCCACGCAACATAGGTGTAGCCGTTTCCCGCGAGCAGGTAATCGCGGATCAACGAGCACTTCCATGAAAAGGCATCAAGAAGATCTCCCGTCTCCTGATTAAGCAGCTGTAAGCGGTAGTCTTCAGTTACCTCCGTTGATTTTCCGTCTTCGGTTCGGTAAAGGCGAATCGGCAGTGAAGCAATCGCCCCTGCGATATAATTGACGCTTCCACTAACCGCCGGAACATTTAAAATGCTCTCTACCGTCACGGCACTGCCGCCCAGAGCGGCCCGCAGCGAGATGTCCAGGTTTTTGTCATCGAACGCCTGCTCACTGCGGATCTCGATTGTTCGGCCGAAAAGCCTCATTTTGTCACCTCGTACTCTATCAAATCACGATTGCGCCCCACTCGAGAGCTTCCCCAAAGAGCGTATTTTGCTGCAGCATGTGGACAGCGTTGATCAGCGCGACGACCATGTCCACTTTGCCATTAGATTTTTTCTTGTTCACATACCGATTGAGGTTGGTATCGTAGGTACAACGCGCATTTTCAAAATTGATCTCTAACAGGTCATTGGCTTCATAGGCAAATTTTCCATCTGTGATCATTTCAGAAAGCCATTTTGTGGCCGGATGAAGCACGCTGGAGTGCTGTTTAATCTCGCACACGGTATAACCGGGACATGCCAGGTGGAATTCGTTTGCGTCGCGTCCGTTTTCCCATTTTTGGGCGGAGGAAAGCGCGTTGAAGCGGTCGAATCCGATTCCCATGATCGTGACATTGAACTTTTCTTCGATATTGAAGACATAATCTTCAATCACGGAATAATCCACGGTGCGATCACCGCAGGCGATGCACTTCATAGCGCGGATAAACTGTCGATAGTCGATTCTTTCGGCGCGATTTTTCTCGTCAATGCGACCTTCAGGAATAAAATCGACAACGTCTGCGAGGATTTTTTCGTTTTCCTCGTCATACGCCACCATAGCAATGGCGGTATTATCGTTGGTCATGGAAAGATCTGCCGCCAAATAAACTTCACGGCCGTACCAGTCGATATGATCTACCTTGCAAGCCTGCACGTCTGTGACCGGAATATAGGTCTCTGTTCCAACACCCTGATAGATGATATTGCAGTGCTTGCAGAGGAAGTTTTCGCGCCGACCCTCAACCTCGATGGCAGCTTGGCGCTTCTGCTTCAGATCCTCCATGATCTCAGGCACTTCCAGAGCAAGAGGATTTCCGTGCATCAGGATCAGATCGTCTCTCATCCAGTTCGTCGGATCGTCCGGCTCATAGAGCAGCGCGAAGACCGTCTCGTCATCGATGATGCTGTCCAGAATCTTTTTGGCATAGCCGATCTCATCCTCGAAGGGATTTTTGGTCTTCGGGTACTTCGTGGAGATCACGCAGCCGAGCTTGTTGAGGATTGTCAGCTGGCCGGAGCGCATAGCCTCCAGCGCATAGGCATTAGGCAGTGCGCCTACCTCGTCGGCAAGAAACACACTCGGGAGCTTACCGTCAAGGCGGCTCGTCGAGTAATTGAGCGGAAAATATGTATTTTCCTGCACGTTGCAGACGATGGAATCGCGCAGGATCTTGAACTTGTCTTTGCCCTTTAGCTTCCCCATCAGCGCCGGTGAGCTGCGGATAATCTCTTCAATGGCCGTTTTTACCTCACGAGAGAGCGAGCCATCCGGCGCCACGGAATAGAACTTGGAAAATTTCGGCTCTGTAAGGAGCAGAAGAATAAACAACACAGCCACAAGAAAGGTTTTGCCGTTTTTGCGGCAAATCTCCAGAATGGCCGTCTGATATCGACGCTTTGCGCGGTTACTGCGGTATACGGTGCAGAGCACCGCCACAATGAACAGCCACTGGAAACCGGCAAGCGCCTCCGCTACCGTCTGGTATGCCTTCAGGCCCTTCGGCATCACCATCAGGGCCAGCAGACGCATGATTTGATCGAGCTTATCTTCATCAATGACATACTTGCGGCTCTTGCCGTTGGCGACCTGGATAAACTCAGCACACTGTAGGATCACATATTTTGGAGCCTTTACCTCACCTTTGAGCACCTTTTGTGCGTACTGATAGGCTTGATGTGCTTTGATCACTTATTAGTGCCCCCATTCATGGCGGTGGCGAGCGGATCCTCTGCATCAGACTTTCCCTGCGCCGCCATCAAACCCATCTTAGCCCGCGCGGCCGGTGAAAGGCACAACTCCGCACAGCAGCGCAGATAGCTCTTCTCGTAGCGCTCACGACTGGCCATGAAGTTGGCGCTCGCCATCAGCTCTGGCTTGCCGTTGATCATATCGTCCATACACTCCTTGCGCTCGATGCTGATGGAAAGATTCGTGAGCATATAGACGTCGCCGGCGTTAAGGATCTTCGTCGGCTCCAGCAGGGCAAACACTTCATGGAATATCTGCCTCTGCCGATCATTGAGGTATTCAGGAGGCTCCAGCGTATCCACGGCGTCGCCGCGCAGCTGCTCCTCCGCATCAAGGCGGGCAGCCTTCTCAGCTTTGGTCTGGTGGCCGCTTTTCACGGCCGCACTCTTCGCTTTTGGCATCGCTGTCTCCTCTCTTGGAATTTCGTTGCAGGAAAATAGTGTGTTTTGATGACTGCTGTTCGGTCGACAAGAAGGCCGTCTCGTCAAGTCGCATCCCACCGGGGGGGTGTTGCAGCAAGCTCATGAAGGTAGTCGCGTGGTATCTCACCGTCGTCAGCCATTTTGTGGTGCCAAGGACATGCAGTGACGAGATTCTCATCGTCCAGCCTACGCTCAAAGCACTCAGCCAATGGCTCAATGTGATGCACCGACAGCTTCACACGAACAGCCGAGTAAAGCCTTCCGTCATAGCGGCCGTATTTACCATCGTTACAGATTCGGCACAAGTGAAAATCACGCTGCAGTATCGCAGCCTGCTTTGTCTTCCACGCATAGCTCCGTCTAAATTTGTCAGCCTGGCTAACGCGCGGCCGGTCATATCTCGGTTTCTCGGAACACTCAACCCCAATAGGATGCGCCTTGCCGCAGTAAACGCATGATTTCAGCAAAATGAGCCCCCCTGTAAAAAAGAGCGGTCGAACAGTCATCTTCATCAGAAGATCCGTTCGACCGCTTGTTGCCGGAAAAGGAATTGTGATCTTCCTGATACCAGCATAACATGGGTTTTGGGGTCAATAATGTACAGAGAGTCCCACCCCTAAAAAATTATTTTCGCCCGACAAGTTCGTCAATAGATGTGTCAAAAAGGTCTGCCAGCATGATGAGCACGTCTATCGTAGGGAATCTTTCGCCCCTTTCATACTTAGCAATCGTGCTCTGACTTATACCGCACAGATCTGCCAGCCTCTGCCGTGAGAGATGACGCCGCTCCCTCATTGACTGTAGCTTCCGCGGAAAGCACTTTTCCTGGCTGGTCATTGTCAGACTCCTTTAGCTTTGAGACCTCACGATTCAGTTCTGTGATAGCCCTTTTTATACGGACCTGATTGCGGATCCATAGTAGTGCGGCAATGACCCACAATACTGCCGCCGAGTACTGCATAGCTTCAAGCACCATTTCTTTTCCTCTCCTCAAAAGTTTTATAATTACTGAATTACGGAACGCCATTTTACCGTAGGTGTCTATAGCTTGGGTAAAAAACTTGCACGCGCAAGCAGAAAAAACGTAGCGTTCCCAACGGTTTGAGAGTTGTCAACGAGTATCCCCTTTTTGCATCTCAAAAAAACTCTAAAATCGGACATGTTCAAACACTCGAAAAAGTTACTTTTCTCTCTTCCTGTGGGGCGTCAAAATTCTCGTGCGCCGTTGCCGGTGCACTCAAATTTTGACGCCCATCTGCTGGGTTGGCATAGTAGTCAGACCATGCATAAAAAATACCGGTTTTACGTTCCGCAAAGCTTTGCCAATACCGGCTTTACACCCAACAGGTCATGTAACGCATTACATGGCCGAAATTAGGCTGTTTTGGGCTCACATCTGTTGGGTGTTGATCAATCACGGTGGCGTCACGGGCGGCCTTCTTGACCGCCTCGTGAGCCTCACGCTGCCGTGCCAGTACGTCTGCATACGATAGGCTCTGGCGCCGTTGCGTTCACGGTACGCTTTAAGTCTGGAGATGATTGCGGTTTTATTGATATCCGCTTCCTTCATTGGGAGGTCTCCTTTCAAGGCCGTCAAGTACATTGACCAGCCGGATAACATTTTCAACAGAGGGATCTTTTCTGCAGGCGGCTTTAGCTGCTTCAGTGAGTCGAATCGTCTCGGCGCGGTTAAATGCGCATCTCTGCTCAAATGCAGCAACAGCGACAGCCTCGTTGCGAGCTTTGACGATCATCTTCTTTTCATGAGCAGCCTGAGCGCGGTCGATGATTTTCATGCGGTACGAGCGGTATAGGTGCCGGAGGGCCTGATAGGCTGCCTGATCGTAGACACTCAGGCCATCCGGCATTTCTTCGTTATGCATGGCAGCCTGCTCATAAGGCAGGGCAAACTCAGGCATGGTATTCACCCAGTCCGAGATACCATGTGAGGGTGTTCACCGCAGACTGCCAACCGTGGCAGACCACGGTATAATTACCCTCCAGCTTCAGGCGTTCGAGCCACCAGTTCTGCGCATCGTTTGCGCGGCCGGTTTCATTCTTCATCTCGATGTAGAGGCTGTGATAGCCGCCGCGGGCGACAGGCAGATGCAGATCCGGCACACCCTTTTTGACGCCCATCGCCTTATCCACAGCGACCTGCGCAGCGCCCTCTTTCGTCTCGTTCTTGATGTGGTGCAGCAGAGCCAACTCCGGATACCGCTCACGCACGAGGGGCTGCTGCGACCATTTAATCACCGCCTGCTGATGGCTGGATTCACTTGCCATTCTCAATTACCTCCACAAAAGCGACCGTCTGCTTGGTTTCAGGTTTTTTCTCCTTGCCCTGGCGGACGGTATAACCATTTCTGGCAAGAATCATGACCATCAGATCTCGGTCCTCTGCTTTTGTTACATACAGCTTCATAAGCGCATCCCCCTTTTCTTTGGCTCGTTGAATAGACGGTTAATGATTTGACTGGCATCGCCTTTGCTCAGCCCCGCTGGGTCGTAGCCCTGGCATCGCTTGCGGATAAGTGCCAACTGACGTTCGGTTGCTGGCATGCGCCCCCACTTTTTGACGATTTGAAGATCCCACAAATGTCGACAGTCCAGATGATCTCGAATCAGCTGGCAATACGCGAGATCGAGAGCTTCCTGCATTTTGCAGCGGGTGCCATCCGGCATGCAGACCATGCCGAGAGCGTCTGGGCAGGGAATGGTGATTTTCTGTTTATCTTTCAGCGAACACACAAGTGAACCATCCGGCATTTTGAAGAAGTTAATGTCATGGGTGTTGTATTTCTGTCCTTTCGCCCAGAGATCAACGATCTCGATATTGCGAATCCAGCTCTCCGGCGCATCGCTGGCAGCTTCAATCTTTGCCGGCAGGTCAAAAATGTCGCCCACAACTTCGTTGGCTTTGCGTACCGGTACGTTAGACATATCCAGCCCGAGCAGCGAAGGCGCTGTGCAAAGCGATGAGCGGCCCGTAATGCCAACACAGTCGATCAGATTGAGCTTTTCTTTTCCTGGATATAGCCGCAGCCCGCGCCCGACCATCTGCGCATAGAGCGATTCAGACTGTGTAGGACGGGCGATGATAACCGTCTCCACGCAGGGAATATCGGTGCCCTCTGTGAAAACCATGCAGTTTACGATGCAAGGAATCTCACCAGCGGTAAACGCCTTGATGATGGCAGCACGATCCTTGGTCTCGCCAGTGACTACTACAGCGCCAGGAATCCGCTTTGCAATCTCTTCGGCATGGTGGACACTGACAGCGAAGATCAGTGTTGCGCCGGTGGCCAGCTCTCGGTATGCCTGCGCGATTGCGTCAGCCGTGCCTTCCATTGCTTCATCCAACTCACCAGGCGCATAGTCCCCCCGCTGTGTGTGGACTTGGCTCAGGTCATAGCCGATGTTGACGCGCCGGCAGAAGATGTCGCAGAGATATCCGTGCTCAATGCCCCAGCGAAGATCTCTCTGGAAGATGATCTTGGAGAACACTGTATCCAGACGAACCTTATCGCCGCGGTTCGGCGTCGCAGTAAAACCGATGAGCTTGTCCGGTGTGAAGTGCTCGAAGATCTTCCGGTAAGTATTTGCTGCGGCGTGGTGTGCCTCGTCGCAGATAATCAAGCCAAATTCATCCGGCTGGAAGCGGTGCAGACGGCGCACAAGGGACTGAACCGACGCGCTGACGACCTCCTCATCGTAGCTTCGGAGTGCTGCACGCTCGACGCCGAAGGAACAATCGAAGTATTTGCGCGGCTGCTCTACCAGCTCCTCACGGTGAGAGAGGATCAGCATACGCTTCCCGTGCCGCGGAAGGTTGGCAAAGGTTACCGTCTTGCCGAGCCCTGTCGCCATCTGAGCAAGGTACGCGCCCGGCGGCTGCGCTTCGATCGTGTCGATGCAGTCGATTTGATAGTCTCGTAATTTCATTTTTTGCTCCTTTTGTGCGTAACTGCGGAGCATCGCGGAAAACTTGTTCCGCACGTCAAAGCCTTGCGGCATAAGGGTTTGCTGGTATGTGCGGAACTGCGGAACATAAAATGTGAAAATTTCCTCGCCTTTTGCGTGTACGTTAAATTTCCGTTAATTCCCACACTCGCACAAACTTTTCCTATAGGGGTGTATATCGTGTTCCTCAGTTCCGCGCCCTCTGAAAAATGCCGTCAAAGCCTTGCGACACAAGGGTTTGCGGGCGCGTAACAGATGTACCGCGCAGCTCCGCACTTTTCCGCATTTACAGCGGCAGTTCCTCGCCGCTCTCCTCTTCATCTTCGGAAAGGAGAGGTAGTGTCAGACAGATGCACTCCGTCTGTACGCCGTTGATGCGTTTGCATTTGGTCATAGCACGGCCGCGCGTTTCAATCAGGCCAGCTTCCTTCAAGTGAGACAGCGTAGCAGCGGTCGAATATCCTGCGTCAGAGAGAGCACGTTCAAAGATTGGCCGGATGATATATGCCTTTCCGTCCTCGATACTTCCGTAAACGTCGATTGTTTCCGAACGCCCGACCATGTGGTTGCTGTTCTGCGCTACCCAGCCGCAGAGGTATTTATAAGCGCGGTCACCGGCTGACACTGCCGCCTTGGACGCGAGAAACTCGGAGATCTCTTCCACACTGATTGGCTTCTGCGTGTCGGCGAAGATCCACCGACACGCCAATTCGTCCGCGAGGACGATCGCTGCGGCCGCCATAGCCTGTTTCTCAGTCGTGTCACGATCGCTCAGATCTCGGAACAGCTCTTGATACCGCGGTGCGATCTGTTCGATCACGCCTGGCTTATAGAGTTCCTCCACGAACCGTTTGCCGGCATAGCCATAGTTGCGCTTGACCATACCGGAGACATGCATACCGTCCTTTATAACGGCCTGAGACGCTTTGCATTCGATGTCAATAACACGGTTGACCGCACCGGCGCCGGAGGCTTGTCCGGTCAGCGGGCTTTCTCCCGTTGTGAGAATACAGTTGTGCCAGGTTGGCGTCAGATCGACGCCGCCGGCACGGTTGCCGCGGGTTCGTCCAACGCCCTGCGCGAGCTTATAGACGTCGAAATTCGTGCGGCCCTTGTTGTCCTTGGCAAGCTGCAGCTCGTCGAGGCACAGTGGCAGCTCATTGAGAAATGCCGCCGTCTTTTCCATACCGACGACCGTTCCATCAAAGGTCTTGACGTAGTTACCGATAGCGGGATCACCCCAAACGCTTGCGGCTACCATCAAAGCGACAGTCTTGCCGGTGCCTGAGTCAACGCCCCAGAGGTGTACGAAGAATGGCAGACAGCCGAGCGGCTCAAGAAGCACGCTGGAGAAAGACGCTGCAAGAATGATTTTTGCCGTCGTGGACATCGCCCTCACTTCTGCGGCAATATCCAGCCACTTTGCTTCAGAGCCGTGACTGCGCACCGTCTGGAACATCGCGGCAAAGCTGGCGTCGCCATCGAAGATCAGACCGTCCACGAAGGGGGAAAAGCCTTCATCCGGAATGTATCCGAAGCGTCCGATGCTTTTCCGTTCTGGGATCACATCATAGTTGAGGTTCTCGATGTCCGATATGTACTCTACAAAGGCACGGGCATTCTGACTCGTGACTGCCACGCCACAGCCGGCCAGTTCAGTCACTTTATTCGCATTGGCGAGTATAACCTTGCTCACGATAATCTTTCGCCAGATGGCTCCCTTCCGGAACGCAAGCCTCAGCTTTTCTTCACCGGTATCAATGTTTACCAGCCGTTCGACAGGAAGAATCGGGTGCGGGCAGGCAACAGCATCTCCAAACCCGTCTGATCTCCGCACACCGCTGTCATCCGCCTCCCACTTCCCAGCATCAAGTTCAATAGGCTGATTCTCAAAATTTGTTGGATTTTCGCCGATATAGGCTCCTTGTGATGTTCGGATGCTCTGCTGGTAGCGCTTGTACATGAGCTTCAGGCCGCGGAAGCCGATGCTTGCGGCGTATTTACTCATTGCCTCGATCATACGCTGCTGGAGGAATGGATCGCCATTGCATTTTTCCAGCTCTTCGTATGGCGCAGTAGATTCCAGAAAAGTCCAGAAAGTCCTCCGCTGTGTAACTCCATCTGGCTGGTTTTTGCGTATCGTTTCCCAAAACTCAATCCCCCAAATGTTCATCAAGCCAGTATTCAAGGCTTGGTAGTCGTTTTATTGCTTCTGCATACAACGGGTGAATGTAACCGACATCCGCGTCTGCATTGTCCGGCTCAAACAGTTTCTTGACTTGCCACCAATAACAATGCTCTGCAGCTTTCCTGCGGTATTCACGATCCGCCGCTGCTTTTCTCTCTGCTTCCTGCCGGCGGGCAGCCAGTACAGCGGATATCTCCGCCGCACTGGACATTTTGCCTGTCAATCCAAGGGAAAAATCGGCATCAAGGCGCAAGCATGCCTGCCGGAAATTGATATTGAAGAGCTTCATCACGAAGTCTATGACGGTGGAACCGGCCCCACAGCCGAAGCAATGCCAGCCCGTCTTATCGCCGTCATAGATCTTCAGGCTTCCGTGTCTGTCACCAGCATGAAATGGACACTGGATATAACCTGCTCGGTTAGGATGGAAACCGTAAGCCTCAATGACCTGTCGTGCGGTAAGTCGCTCTTTGATTTCTGCGGCAAGATCAGAACGGTAACTCGCCATCGTCTTCGACGTCCGTAAAATCGGACGCGCTCACATCGACCGGAGCGCCAGCTGCACGGTAGTTTCCGGTGGAAGAATCTCCGTCCTTTTTGCTGTCTCCGAAATAAATGCTGTTCACGATGACCTCGGCGCTGCGGCGCTTGTTGCCGTCCTTGTCCGTCCAGTCACGGATCTGGAGTCGGCCTTCAACCACAGCCATGCGACCTTTGGAGAAGTATTTATCCACAAATTCCGCGCTGGATCGCCATGCAACACAGTCAATGAAGTCTGTCGCTCTGCTGCCGTCCTGCTCCTTGAAGTCTCGATCCACAGCGAGGGAAAACGACGCGACGGCCGTTCCACTCTGCGTATGGCGCAGCTCCGGATCACGGGTCAGACGTCCCATGATGAAGATTTTATTCAGCAAGGTAATTCATCTCCCTGTAGTCCAAAATGGCCGTGAGTCGTTTGGTCGCCCGACAATAGGCGCAATGCTCGCAACGGCGCGGTTCGACCTTTCCCTCCTTGATAGCCTGATACCGCGGCGCGCGGTCCTCGACCTCAGCGAGCTTGGCTGCAAGGTCATCGTCGTTGATATAGAGGGCCGCCAGATCCGGAGCATCCTCCTTAGTACCGACGGCGAGGATAAACGGCAGGAAGTGTCCCTCGATGGCCTGATAGATTGCGCCCTGAAGGTCGTAGCCGTAAGCCTCGACGAACGGAAGCCTGCAATGGTCTTCCTCGGACCACACCTCTGCTGTGTCTCGCATGATTTTCTGATCTACGATGGCCCCATCGCAAAAGCCCAGCGCGGCTGCTGTGTGCGGCCAGCGGTTGGCGATCACATTGCAGGTATTGGCGTCAAGCAGGCTGTCGATCTTAACTTTGAAGGGAACATCGGCGATAACGCCGGTGCGGATGACCTGCTTCTTTCCCGACATGAGCATGGAATAGAGCTCGTCCGCTTGAAGGCGGGCGACGATCTCAGTGGCTTTGACGTACTCCGCTTTGAGCGTACCGTCACGCTTGAAGATCTCCGGATGCTGCGCCTGGTAGAGCGGCAGCTCGCCGGAAAACCAGGCGTCGATATATCCGCCGACCAGAAAAGCCTGTGACGTCGGCGGCGTATATTCGCCGCGGAGCTCTGCCAATGCAGCCGCTTCGCATTTCTCAAAGGCCTTGAATTGCGTAGAGCCCATATAGGCCATGTTCATTTCCGGAGAATAATAATTCTCCGGTGTAACTACCGGAAGGTCCATTACAGCACCTCCTCGGTCTCAGCCACAGTCTCTTCAGACGGGGTCGGTTGCTCTTCCTGCGACGCCGCGGCTGCGGTCGCAGCATCCTTGCGCTTCTGAGCGCAGTTTGCACAGAGCGGGACACCGTAGTGCTTCGTCGTGTATGCCGCTAGCCAGCGGGCGTCTCTTCCCATTGCTGGCGTGATCTCGCCCTCACAGTCCGCACAGGGCGGCACAGGCTCCTGCTTCGGGGGGCGGGGCTTATAGGGACGGATGCGAATGCCGTCGGTCATGCCGCCATCCTGAGGATCGCGGACGTTGTGGTCCACGAAGAGCTGGATCTGCTTACCGACCAGCGTTGAAGCCTTGGCGTCGCCGAACAGCTTACGCAGTGTCTTGCGGTTGGTTGAGTTGACAATCAGCGGCCGCACCTGAAGAATGCCAGGTACGCGTTCTTCCTTGAAGGAGAGCACATCCTTATTTTCCTTGCCGCGCTGGAGCGTGACGGAGCCATACCACAGGCCGGCAATGGTCAGTATCGGCTCGGTCCCATCGTCAATGTCTTCGGCGCCCAGATACTCGGATTCTCGCATCTGCCCGAGGCGTTCATCGCCACTAAGCTGGCGGAGCTTATCTTTCGTCATCATCTAAGTTGGTTACCTCCATTACATTGGAATCGGTCACGCGCGTTGCGATCAGCTGCAGGCCCTTGGCTTTACACTTGGCGTACAGCTTTTCGCGGCTCTCCTTATCAAGGCGCTCGGCGCCATCGATGAGAATGATCTGAAGCTGTCCCGGCTTGCTCACTGTGATATCCACGCACAGCTCCAGTAGCTCGCCGTCGGACAGATTGGAAATGGGCAGGCCGTGGATCAGCGGCACACCGTCTTCAACGGTCAGGCCATCAACGGGAATCGTCGCAGTCTGCAGGATCGTCGCCGGCAGCTCCCGCGCGAGCTCGATCTTGCGTGTCAGCTCCTCGGATTCCTCGGTAAGCTTCCCGATCTCTTCCTGCATGGAAACCATGCGCTGGTACTCATTGAGGTGCTTACGCATAGCCTCGGCTGTGTCGATCTCCTTGGAAAGCGCGGTCGTATCAGCAAGCTCGCGGCCGATATACTGGTCTGCGATCCCTGCATCGCGCTCCAGCTTGGCTTTCTTTTCATTAAAGCTGGAAATGACCACTCGCACGCTTTCTTCCCTGCGCTCGTCCAGTCCGGCAAGCCGTTCCTCATACAAGCGAATCTCCGCCTTCAGGCGCTCGATATCCGCGGTGAGACGGGTGCGGTCCTCAGAGGTCTTGCGGTCAATAGCCGCAATGTCAAGATCGCGCTGCCCTTCCAGCCCACGGAGCTTCGCCTCGTGACTGTTCCGGAACGCTCTGGCACGCTCGATCACGTTGTTCTGCTCCTTCAGGCTCTCCAGCTCACGGTACTTCTCACCGATGGGATATGTATTCCAATGGTCAAAATCGTAGCCGGAGGGGATGTCCTTCGCGATGTCGGAAACAAATGCCTGTTTGTTGCGGATATCGCGGTTGATGTTCTGGCGTGACTGGAAATAGACGCCGTTTTCCGCCTGAATGTCGTGCAGGACCTCGAGGATATGCTTGGAGTAATCCACGCCCTGCGGGATCTCACCGAACTGCTCACGAATCCAGTTAGTATCCCACGCAAATTCGATGAGATTGAGAATGACGCGGTTCTTTTCCTGCCGGGAGAGCTGGGTGAACTCGACAGGATTAAGCTGCAGTGGCGTGAAGATCTGCGAGAGGAACTCTGCCGGACGCGTCTGAAGGAGAGATCCGTCGCGCACCTTGACCGTGCCGGCAGACTTGGCGGGCAGGGCCTTACGGTCGATGGAGAGGCCGGTATCGGTCTCAATGAGGATTTCGCCCTCATCGGCGCCCCGATGCACGATATAATCACGATCTGAGCGGTTGGTGAGGGCGTAACGGATGGAATCAAGGACGGAAGTCTTGCCGCTTCCTTTCGGGCCGGAGATCTCCACGGAGCGGCCGTCGAGCTCGGTCTCCTTGATCCCGAACAGATTTTTGATTACAATTTTGGTCGTTTTCATTGACAAACTCGCTTTCTGCCCTTACAATAGGGCGCAACTAAGGATTGGCTTGCTGCCGATCGGTCCCCTGCAGGTGTGCGAGACCTGCAGGGGATTTTTTTATTCTCACAGAGCGACGATGACCTTGCCGCTCTCGATCTCAGCAGCGAGATTTTCCTCGAGGAACGTCTTGATGGTGTTGCGGGCGGTCAGACGCCACATACCGCCATCCGCCTCGATAAACGAAATGCCGCGGTCACTGATACGGATGAGGAAGGTGCTCTCCGGCTGCTCGACCTCCTGGAAGGTGCGGTAGGGGCGGAGCTTGACGATTGGACGGATCTGTTCGTTGGTCTGGAGCGCGACGCCCTTCTGCGTGGTCACGGTGGTGGCGACGCCGTTGTCGTTGTAGATGACCTTGGCGCCGAGGGAGATATCGTTGACGAGCTTCATCGCATAAAGCGAATCCGGCGTTTCCTGAAACCGAGTACGCAGTGCGATCTGAGCCTCCTCAAAGCCGAGCGTGACCTTTGCTTCCCATCCGGGGACATCGGTCGCGTCGGCCGAATAGAAGACCGTGCGGTGGCAGCGCTGCTCGTAGTCCGGCTGAGAGAAGCAGACCACGTTGGTGGGCGAAGGGATATTGACGAAAAGTGCAGGGGTATTGACATCCGCCAGATGGATAGCCTCGGTACGGATCATCTTCACGATGGAGTCGAGACTATGCAGGGGAACGGTATCCGGCGCGATGGGAGTCTCAATGACCTCCTGCGCGCCCTTCTGGGTGATGATATATGCGCGATTGCCGAGGTTCTGGGCCTCCGGGCGCATATTCTCGAGCACATACTGAATGGCTTCTTTGAGCATGGGAATGTACTTCCTTTCCTAAAATTAAGCGGTTTGAATGAGCTTGAGCATGGGCGGAGCTTCCTGCTCGCTGGCGTCAACCGCCAACTGCCCAGGGATCTGCGGAACCATCTCAACGATGGATTCCTCATCGGCGACATAGAGAGCTGTAGTGACGGGGTTGGTTGCAGCCAAAGTGGATTTGGCCACACAACTCACAGCAATGTTCTGGCGCGTATCGTCTGGCTTGAGGTTGAGTGTAATGGTGATTTTGCGCGCTGCGGTTGCCGAGGTGTTGGGATCAAGAATATTCTCGACAACTCTGGTCATCTCATAGTCCACGCGTTCCTTAATGGCACCGCGTGCCATGTCAATAATTGACCGCTTGCTGAGATCTTCCAAATTCGTTTCCTCCTTTCCTTCAGGATAGAGAGTTTCTGCCCTCTGCCGGACACCGCAGCAGGGAGGGTTAGTCGGCGCTGCGGCACTCGGCAGTGAAAGAGTGGACGTGCCGGGTACACGCCCGGCAGAGGGCAGGAACGTCTCCTTCTATGCGGCAGGGCGGAATCGAACCGCCCCCTTTTCTTTCCAGAAATGCATCGACCATGAGCGCTGCCGCTTGTCTCCCTGCCAGAATTGCACTGGGGCACCATCTCTCAGACGGCGAGCGGCTGCTTACGGGGCCGCTTTTTGTTAGAAAGGAGGGTACTATCCCTCGGGCGCTTTGCCCAGATGATAGAGCCAGTCCATGCCCGACAGCTCGACCATCTGGGCCAAGCTCTCAAGGCCTACGCTGTGATGATTGACCGATACAGTGGATCGTGCGGTCGCACAGAGTGCAGAAGCTCCTTGACGCCCTGAGCACCTTTCAGATCAGCAATGAAGGAATAGGTATTTCCGTACCGGCGGGCAAATACAGCGCCGCAGAGGGGACAGACGTGGGCATCGACGCCATTGAGATCAAGCGCCAGCGTAACGCTGTCGCAGTATGCGCAGCGGATCATGGGGTGTCTCCCCTTCCCTTTGCGAATCTGCCAAGGACGCTCATGTCGACGGTCGTGCCATTTCCGCGTCCCATCATATTTTCAATAGCTGGGCCTGCGGTAGAACAGACTGCGCACAGCACAGGAAGCGGGGTCTTGGTCGCTTTGGAAACACTCACGCTGAGCATGGTCCAAAGCATCCTTATATCGTCTTTGCTACCAGTCAGCAGCACCGTGAATCTGCCATCCGATCCGCGCTCAATCGAAACTTTTGAGCAATCCTTATTCATTGCCGCCTCCTTCCTGGACAAGAAAGACATAGGCCGTCCGGACGCCGTATTCGCGCGCGGCTTGGTGGTCGGCAAAAAACACATCCAAGCTCTTGGCCTTGATCGCGCCGCCGCAGTCCTCGGCGACATAGCGCGCAGAGCTGCCATCGGCATAGATCACTTCGATGGTCGTGCCGTAGGGAATAACGGTCGGATCGACCGCGACAGTACGGCCCTCAGTGGCCACCGTGCCGGTAGCGGTGATGCCGTCATTCTTGCCGCAGCAGGCTGAGCACGGGCAGTAGGCCGTAAGCTCAAACAGTCCGAGGCACACGTCGTTGCAGTACGCATACTCCTCAGCAGGCAGGCTGTCTTCCGGCATCTCTACGCGCGGCTCCGGCGCCGCTGACGATAACGCATTCGGCTCGTCCATTTCACCAGGAGAGTCCAGCGCGGCTACAGTAGTCAGCAAAGCAATTACAATCAGCAGGCCAATAGTGGCGCAGATGGTATCGCGGGTGTCTCGGTTCACGCTGGCTCACCTCCTCGCGCTATAAACTCGATCATTGCATCAGCATCGACCAAGTATTTCCGTCCGCAGCACGTCACTGGGACTTTTCCACTTGCAATCAGGCGCCGAATCGCGTGCACGGTGACCTGTGTTTTCGGATCCTGCTCACGGATAATGGCCATCACGCCTTCAGCTGTTCTCATTCTTGCCATGGCTGCGGCTCCTTTACATCCGGCGCCGCAGCATCGATGGCTCGCGCCACGATTTCCAGTACAATGCGGCATTCTTCATAGCTGATTGCGGTATCGGCTTTTGTGAGGATATCGAAGATCCTCGAAGCCGCTTTCATCAGATTCGCCATACGAACGGGGCGTATGTAGTAGCCGCGCTCAGCGACGATTTTCTCCTGCTCAGCGAGCAGTTTTTCGGTAGGTGTCATAGTGATCTCCTTTCGTGGTTGTTAGGGGATATTGCCCTCCTCGCTACGCCGTGGTAGACTGGCGGTAAAGGGAGGTGCGAAGCTATGCTTACTCGTGAACAATACAAAGAATTAAAAAGATACGAAGACTCCGAAATACCGATAGGAGATGAAGGGCTGTCCGAGATCGAAGAATATCTCCTGAAATGTGGATATATTGAAGCCTCTCGAATGGATGTACAAAGTTGCCCCGGTATCGTGCAGTTTTACGATTCCGCGTATCAAATTACCGAACTCGGTCGCCAGGCACTTTCGGAGTACAGACATGAGCGTTACGGCAAAGCGTTCCAGGTCTTTCTGGTGCTTTTAGGCGCGGCGGTGGCGCTTCTTGCTGATATTCTCCTGTCTCTTTTTTGCTAACTCCGTGTACATAGCCCAAAACTTATCGAATTTTTTCGTGTCGTAGCAGGGTTGACCGTCCTGTTCAGTTTCAGGCAGAAGGCCGGTTTCTACTGCGGCGATCAACGCGCAGCCTTTTAATGATAGGCTTAGTGTCGGACTATACTGTTTCTTTACGTTCATGGTGCCCTCCTCTCTTTCGAGCGTTTACCTTGCCCTCCTCTCCGCGCCGTGATAGAATGGAGGCTGGGAAGGAGGTGTAAAAATGAATTGGTGCGTACACATTTGTCAAAACGGACATGTTGAAAAAGAAACACGTTGGATTGATGGTGCTGAATTTTGTGAAAAGTGCGGCTCGAAAATGATTGATAGGTGTCCTTCATGCAATCATCCCATTATGGAATGGGATTGGGGCGGCCGTGTCGTTTTGGGCATACCGTCATACGAGCGCGCGTCTTACTGCAAACATTGCGGGAAACCGTATCCTTGGACAGAAACCGCTCTTGAGACGGCAACTGAGTTGATTGAAGAAGAGGAAACATTGGATCCGGTACAGCGCGACAATCTGGTGTCTTCGTTGCCGGACCTCATTGCGGAAACGCCAAAAACGCAAGTTGCTGTCGTTCGTGTGAAGAAGTTTCTCACATCTGCAGGAAAATTCACCGCCGATGCTATCCGGCAATTTGTCATTGATTTTGGCTGTGAACTGGCAAAGCAGCAGTTAGGAATTTGATCCCTCTTTTCCCTTTTGAAAGAGCCTATAGCTCGGACACTCACTCTGCCCGCAGTTATATGGCTCTTTTTTTACCCAGCAGTCGCAAATCTCACGCAGCTTGGTTCCACAAGCTCTGCAAAAATTTGCGGCTTCGCTGTTTCTATTTCCACACTTTTTGCAATGTACTGTTCTCTGCTTATCCATGCTGTCCCTCCTTTCCGCCAAGCGCATTTAGTGAATTAAATTCACGCATCATTGAAAAAAATATAGTTGATTTCTTCGGATGTCAGATTGAGCTCTCCTCTGAGGACCTTAATCTCGCTGGCCTTGAAATCACTTTCGCCATTCAATTTGTTGTAAAATGCCTGCTCAGATATACCAAGGGACTTGGCAAGGCCGCGATATGTCTTTCCGGCCCGTGCTATGGCCGCTCTCAGCTCCGCAGTATTCAAATCGCATCATCTCCTTTCGCCTTGGTGGTGAATGTAATTCACATGCATATATTACCTCCGGTGTGAACCATTGTCAACATATTTTTATAGAAATCTAAAAAAATGTTGACACAAATTCACGCTCATGATATATTTCCTCATTGAGGAGGGGACTTCAATGGAATTACACGAAAACATCAAAGCGCTTCGCACTTCCCGAGGGTGGTCTCAGCAGCACTTAGCCGATCTGGCAGGGTATGGTGACAGATCATCTATTGCAAAAATAGAATCCGGTAAAGTTGATTTGCCCCGCTCGAAAATTGCAGAGTTCGCCAGAATATTTGATGTGACACCCGCTTATTTGATGGGGTATAGCGATGATACGTTGGCCCTCTTAGATGCCATCGCCGATGATAATAAAACCGGTCGCCCCGCCGCAATAGATGAGCTCCGTCGGCTCTTCGGCACAGAGCACAGCATCCATAATATCTATGCCTGCGAGGACAGTAAGAGAATCGCCTTGCTATATTACAAAGCTTTGGAGCGAAACGTCGCCCTCTCTTTAACTGATATCATCGGCACCGTTGACCAGTTCAACGGCAGCCAGGCCGAAAAGACCATGCTCCTCCTGCACGCTTACCTGAAGGCCGGACAGCCGATCCGCAACATTGTGGATACCGCGCTGGATCCTTATGTGGAAGATTTAGATGAACTCCCGTGCAGTAACTCTCAAATCGACCCCCTTAAATCTGACACGAAGCCCGCCCCTGTTAAGCAAACCGTTCTCCCCTTTCCGAAGGCGAAGATCAACCACCGCAAGGAGGACAATTTCGACGAGCTTACAGTTTTTGAAGAAGCCGCCGCTGCAGGCCTCGGCAATTATCTGAGTGATACGCCTGTTACGCGCATGGAGCAATATCCTTCCGGCATAATCCCATCCGGAACAAACTATGGCGTTCCGATCTCTGGCGACTCGATGATGCCGAAGTTCAAAAACGGAAGCACGGCATTCGTCCAGTCTACGCCGGTCCTCAATGACGGGGAGATCGGCATATTCGCCCTGAACGGGAACTCCTATATCAAGCAGCTTATTGTAGATCGAGAGAACGGCACAGTACGTCTGCACTCGCTCAACCCAGCTTATAAAGATATCATCGTCTCCGAAGGCGACACCCTTTATACCCTGGGCCGTGTTCTCGGCAGCTATCCGGAATAAAATAAAAAACGCCGTCCTCGGTGCTACCAACACCGAGGACGGCAGTGCGCAAACATATCCCCTAACAACCACGAAAGAAGAAATGAAAGAAGAAAGGAGTCTATCCATCCCTCCGCGCCCTTTCATCTTACCACGAGAGGGCGCGGTTGACAAGATGAAAGGAGTTATTTTATGGCTACATATACCAAACGAGGCAATGCATACCTAATCAGAGCATCCAGCGGCCTCACCGTCTCTGGCAAGCAGGTTCGCCCGTCCATGACATGGAAGCCGACGCCCGGCATGTCAGAGCGGCAGATTGAGAAAGAGCTGCAGCGGCAAATGGTTCTCTTTGAGGAAGAGTGCCGCGGCGGCGTCTGCGCCGGGCATATCAAATTCGAAGCCTTTGCCGAGCAATGGTTCAACGAATATGCCGCTCAGAAGCTCGGCAAGCGCACGATCAGCAATTACCGTGCCCTTACAAAGCGCGTATACCATGCGCTGGGACATCTCTATATGGACAAGCTCTCTGCGCGTCAGATCCAGAAATTCATTTCCGGTTTGTCCGAGCCGGGGGCGAATGAAAAGGACTCCACTAAGGGCCTTCATCCAAAATCTATCCGAAATTATCTCTCGTTCATCTCCAGCGTCTTCGCTTATGCTTTACGAATGGGCGTGGTCAAAGAAAATCCTTGCCCGCGTGTCGTACTACCGGAGCGTCAAGAGCGGGAGAAAAACATCTTCACCATTGAGGAAACACAAGCATTCCTCGATGCACTTGACGGTGAACCGCTACGCTATGTGGTTTTCTTTGTGCTGGCGATCTTCGGCGGGTACCGCCGCGAAGAGCTGCTCGGCTTCGAATTCCGAGATTTCAACTTCACCACCAACGTCGTCACAGTCGAGCGCGTCTCCCTCTATGATCCAGCACACGGGATATTCACAGGCCCGCCAAAGACAGCACGCTCTCATCGTTCCCTAAAGCTCCCCGCATGGATCTTCGACATGGTAAAGGCTCTACGTACAGAGCAGGCAATGAAACGGCTGGAGCTGGGCGATCAGTGGCATGAGAGCGGTCGGCTTTTTACCAAGCTCGACGGATCGCCGGCGCGTCCTGGGGATTTCTATGACTGGGGAAAAGAGCTTTGCGAACGTCACGGCCTGCCGTGGTACGGCATCCATCAGTTTCGGCATCTCAATGCCTCGCTGCTCATCGCCAATCACACCGACGTGCGCACCGTCTCTGCCGCACTTGGCCACTCTCAGACGTCGACCACATTGAACATCTACTCCCACGCCTTCGAGACTGCACAAGCGGAAGCAAGTGCCGGTCTCGCGGCAGCGCTCCCGGTCAATTTCGGAAAGAAAAAGGCATAGTGGAACAAACGTGGAACAAAAAGCCCTTTCAGGGCAATAAAAAAACCTTGAAGCCATTGAAGCTTCAAGGTTTTTCTCTGGTGCGCGGTACAGGACTCGAACCTGTGACCCCATGCACGTCAAGCATGTGCTCTACCAGCTGAGCTAACCGCGCGAATCGAACAGTGATATACTACTATATCCGCATTCTTTTGTCAACATCTTTTTTCAAAAAGTGCGGATTTTTTCTTCCCCCCGTGAAGAGACTGTTTATAGCATACGCTAAGAGCTCGCTGATGTAAAGAGGGGAAAATAGCAGAAATTCGCCGCCGTTTTTCATCTATTTTTCTGCGGGCACATTTCTTGTCAAGCCGCCGTACGTTCTATATAATAGGCATATATTATGTGTAAATTGAAAATGGGGTGCTTTTTACGATGGGACAAATCGGTTTTGATAACGACAAATACCTTGCCATGCAGTCCGCGCACATCCGCGAGCGCATCAGCAAGTTCGGCGGCAAGCTGTACCTGGAGTTCGGCGGCAAGCTCTTCGACGACTTTCACGCTTCGCGCGTGCTGCCCGGCTTCCAGCCCGACAGCAAGATCCGCATGCTTCAGCAGCTGCGCGACGACGCGGAGATCGTCATCGCGGTCAACGCGAACGACATTGAAAAGAACAAGGTGCGCGGCGACCTCGGCATCACCTATGATGACGACTGCCTGCGCCTGATCGACGCGTTCCGCTCGCTGGGGCTTTATGTCGGCGGCGTATGCATCACGCAGTACGCGGGGCAGAACGCGGCGGATGCCTTCATCAAGCGTCTCAACACGCTTGGCGTTCGCAACTACCGCCACTACCCCATCGCGGGCTATCCCTCCGACGTCGCCCACATCGTGAGCGACGAGGGCTTTGGCCACAACGAGTATATCGAGACGACGCACTCGCTCATCGTCGTCACCGCGCCGGGCCCCGGCAGCGGCAAGATGGCGACGTGCCTCTCCCAGCTCTACCACGAGCACAAACACGGCGTGAGCGCGGGCTACGCCAAGTTTGAGACCTTCCCCATCTGGAACCTGCCGCTCAAGCACCCCGTGAACCTCGCCTACGAAGCCGCGACCGCGGACCTTGACGACGTGAACATGATCGACCCGTTCCACCTCGAGGCCTACGGCGAGACGACCGTGAACTATAACCGCGACGTGGAGATCTTCCCCGTCCTGCGCGCGATCTTCGAGCGCATCTCCGGCAAGTGCCCCTACCAGTCCCCCACCGACATGGGCGTCAACATGGCGGGCAACTGCATCATCGACGATGAGGTCTGTCGTCAGGCCTCGCGCATGGAAATTCTGCGCCGCTACTACACCGCGCAGGTCGACGTCGCGCGCGGCATTGCTGACACCTGCCAGCTCAGAAAGCTCGAGCTCGTCATGCAGCAGGCGGATGTGACGCCCGACCTCTGCCCCGCTGTGGCCGCGGCCAAGCAGAAGGCCGAGGAGACCGGCGCGCCCGCGGGCGCGATGGTGCTGCCCGACGGCCGCGTTGTCACGGGCAAGACCTCTTCCCTGCTCGGCGCTTCGGCGGCGCTGCTGCTCAACGCGCTCAAGGCCATGGCGGGCATCCGCAGCGACATGAACCTCATCTCGAATCAGGTCATTGAGCCGATCTCAGCGCTCAAGATCCAGTCGCTCGGCCACCACAACCCGCGCCTGCACTCTGACGAGGTGCTCATCGCGCTGGCGATCTCGGCGCTGACGAACCCCCTCGCCGACATGGCAAGAGCCCAGCTCGGCACGCTCCGCGGCTGCGATGCGCACTTCTCCGTCATCATCTCGGAGGAGGACATCAAGCTCTACAAGCGCCTCGGCATTCACGTCAGCTGTGAGCCGAAGTATGAATCCAAGCGTCTTTATCACAAATAA